ACTTGCCGCCCTCAGCAGCAGTGAAGCTCTCCATAGCAGGAACAACAACCTTTGCACCAGTAGAAGCAACCTTCTTCTCTGTGCCAAGCTGGGTGGCCATGAGGTTCATATCAAATAGAGCGTTCTCAGCGGAGAACTCAGCGGTCTTAGCGCGATAGAAGGTAGCAATTGGAGTACCCATCGCGTCAACTGCATCAGTAGACTCAGAAGCACAGTTCAGAGAAGCATTCTGGATCTGGTTAATAGAGAATAGAACAGAGTCATCCTTCTGGCTTAGAGCAACGCCACGAACGATTCTGTCAATAACAAAGTTATTTAAATCGAAAGCCATAATCATTTACCTCCATAAAATAAAATCATCTTGTATAACAAAAAAGCATCATAGCTCTTTCATCCAGTTCAATTCGGCCTTATTAATCTTCTTCATATCTATAGTACCCGCATAACACGCGCTCAACAAATGATCAGCATTATGAATAACCTGCAATCTGGCAACATCATTCATAAATTCAACGTACCCCATATTGAGCACATACTCTTTGGTATATCCTTGTCTCACCTTAACGGCTGAGATCAATGGCAATAGAAATGACTTAAAAGGCTTATCTTTATTAAATTCAATTTTCTTTCTATCTTCTTCAATTAATATTTTTTTGGTCATTTTATTCGCCGCTTTTTCAACCTTCGGCGTAATGTTAAATGCCTTACGAAGATAGCCTACAATTCTGAGATATACCATCTTGTCAATAACGATTCCAGTTTCCTTATCAGCCAAGACGATATCTCCATTTTGATTATTTCTATATGGTTTTAATTTGGAAAAATCCAAATCACCAAACAAAAGCCCAGTTCTTTCTGGTGTTAATGTCTGCGCAAGCATCATAAAAAGCTCAAAATCATCAACTTCCATCCAGTCAAATCCCATATCCCATAATTGAGATTTCATATCAGATGGAATGGCAGTCACAGTATGCACTACAGAAAAGAAGTCACGCTCACCAAATTCAGCTATTGTTCTTATAGTTGGTTGCAACACTTTAATATTGTCATTGATAACAAAATCATCACCAATATAAAGCTTCAAATCATCAACATCTAAGTTTATCATACGGATTATCCATCCTAGCCTTATTTAACATATTTGGCTTCGTTGCCTCAAACTGCAATGTTCTACAATAGTAATCAGAATCAATAGTACTTTCTTTATTCGTAATCAACTTAAACTGCAAACCAAAAATGTTTGTCCAATTAAAAGTATCTCTAATCAAATACCCCAATAAATCATGTCTATCAATTCCCCACTGTGTTTTCATGTCGTTAAGATGACAAATACAATTAAACTTAATATACTGAGTCTTCATAACCTCGTTAAAACGATTTTCTTCAATATCATCGACTGTAAAACAAATAAAATTTCGAACAGTATCTTGGGTAGTTGGAATCCGAATAAATCCATAAATATTATGATCCAAAAATTCATCTGGACTATCTAAATCAATATCAGGATTATTCAACGCCTCAAGAATGTCCGTGTCGGCTATTAACTTCTGTTTGATTAGTCGTTTCATTTCAACAATATCGTCCTTAACATTCTGTATATCTCGCTTCATATACTTATCACCTCCACGACAATAGATGTTGAACTATATTCACTTGTCGCAGTAATAGTAAACGTCTTTCCAATTAACGAGTAATCATTCAAACACTTTACTTTAAACACATTATCCACAACAGTGCATTCAAGCTTTGTTGGATCACCATCTGGGAAATCAATGCCCCATTCCACTTCTTCATTTGTGTCAACGAACTTGCCGTCAACACGCGCTTTCAATGTGAACTTTTTATAGCCGCCGCCAGCGCGAACAGCAGGCTTACCAGAATAAACAATATCAAGATCACTGAACGTTGGAGTTTCTTCAATTTCTGGCAACACAGGTTCTACATAAGATTCATAATAGTTAGCAATCATTAGTTCGGCATTATCCTTGGCTGGATCAAACTGATCCTGCGCCAAAGTAAACTTAGAAATACCATCAATAGCAGTATCTTCAACCTTTGTGATTGTCCACCTCAAAGGAGGATACCTACCAGTAGATGACTTCAAGAATTTTGTGTCATATACAATAGTCTTTGTGTCATCATTTGTTGGTAACCACAAAACTTCCTGGTTTTCAACAGTCTGAGTTGTGTAATCTAACCAAACACCACTATTATATGAATTTTGCTTTCTAGGAGCGCCCAAGCAATTATAAATCACTCGTTTGCCGCTAACTGTAGAAACCCACTTGTATGTCCATGTGCACTTCAAAATTGAATACTGCCTAAACTGTGTCCGATCATCAAAATGAACAATCAGCCACCATTCAGGTTCATCCATTTCATTCATAATCTGAACATAAGAACCAACTCGAATATTCTTATTAGCTCTCATATCATCTTGCCTAAACTGCAATAAATACGCCACCTCATCACCCGTAATGTTATGATAAGACTTTACGTTAAACTTAGCGTAAACTGGAATATCGTCATCATCAACAATAGGAAGGCCACTATTAACCCATTTTACATAAACAGGCTTTGTGGCAGGGTCTCGCATCCAAGATGCATCCATAATTTTTTGAGAGTTTTTGCGCCTAGCCTCACCTTCATATGATCCCATTGCAGCCATACGAAGTCTGTAATTATCTAGCAGCATTGGCACCACTCTCCCTAATAAACTCTACCAGCCCACAGGCATCAAGAACTGCCTTACGATATTTCTTATAATCCTTTTCTCCTCGTGCATATTCAAGAAGGCTCATAATAGTAATTACCTCTGGTTGAAATCCAGAAATCTTGTTGAATCCAATTAGCCGTTGTAGCACTGATTCGAAATAATTGTCAAGGAACTCGTAGTTATCTTGCTTGTATGGTAGAAGTTTAAATATAGCAGAAACAAAATATTGCTTCTCTGCTGCTATTTGGCTAGAAGGTATTTCTTCATATAAATTCATCGGAAACGCCTCCTTAGTCATTAAAATAGGAATTGTTGATATAGGTGCTATCCCTGTAAAGTTTTTGCATCTCAACTTTTGTATTATCACGTAGAGCTAAAAGTGTAGTAAGATGATTTGCTTGACTGTAATACTTTTCTTCCTTGCCTCCAATAAATTGCAAAGTCAATTCAGTAGAATTAAGGATTGGATCAAGCCATGCTAGGGTCATGCCCATAGCAAGCAACTCAATATCCAAGTCGGACAAGTCACTATTAAAAACTTCATTTTCATCATCATGTGCAGACAAATCAGTAGATGTACGAGTCTTTACAATTGCACTATGCAACCAACCTTTAAGCATTTCATTTAGCGTATGATCATCTAAATCGCCTAGATTAAAATCTGTCGTGCGATTTAGAAAACGACCATACACTTTTTCATAGGAAGTCATTGGTAGCACCTCCTATAGTTAAATCATCATTTTCAGTTCAGTGCCTAGAACTTCATCAATAACTCTGATAGTTCTTAAGTCATAAAGAGTACCATCCTGAATCATAGCATATGCCATATTCTGCACAGTGGACTTCATGCCCTCTGGCAGCTTCTTTAGCTGTGAAACAAACTGTCTATGAGGAAGCTTAAACATTTCCTTTAGATCAACCTGCTGTAGGCTATCATATAGAGCGCCAAGATCGGCCTTCCATTCCTCGCGAATATCTTCATCTTCAATGATAATCATTGGATCATATAGATATCTGGAATGAAGTGCTCTCCAGGACACAAGATCCTGATACTCAACTTCTCTAATATCGCCTTCGTTAGCCCAGCTATATGGCATACGAGTCTTTGGACCAATTAGAATAAGCTCACCAAAACGAACACTTCTACATGGAACAAGCTCATTTGGATCATGCTTTGGCTTATTAACCTTCTTGGTAACAGGCTTGGTCACAACTTCTTCAACAACGGTCTCTTCTACCTGAACATCAGTCTTTTTTGTATTTGCCATAATATAATTCTCCTTTTAATCCTATTTAATTAGACGATCTCCCAAACACCAAAGACAGTGCTTAGAATAACGGCGATGCCCATCTTGAACATCATCTCGTATTCATAGCTCATGTCTCTGTTGACATCTCTGTCAGTAACCTGAGAAATCTGAGCGTCGCCCTCATTGACAACCTTAATAAACCTGTTAGCAACATCGGTAGGAATGATGTATAGTCTATCAGTGTCGAGCATATACTCAACAGTAGCGCTATTGATGGAAGCGCCTCTCTTTAGGCCCTGACCAATTTCAGCAACCTTGAAGCCTTCCCAGTTGCCTAGAACGCCACCATTGCTGTAGTACTCCTGCTTGACAGTCTCTGGAGCCCAGTTAACGTCAGCCATAGCAGTTAGAGAAGAAAGGGCGGAACGAGCACCAAAGATGGTAACCTCGGAACCAGTCGCCATAGAGATGTCCTGGCAGAGCTTAACTAGAGTAGCCTTGTTGGCAACATCTAGAGCACCAGACTTAACCCAGTTTGCACCAAGGTTCTCCTTAGCACCTCTTAGAGCAGCATAAAGAGCATCATATAGATAACGGTTCACTGCCTCAGAAACCTTCATAACGAAGCTTGCCCAGTCCTCAGCACCAGTTAGCACTCTCTCAAAATCACTATAAATCTTTCATTTTATGTTTAACATTACAATATCATTTTTCTATTTTTTTGCCATGTTAATGGCTGGCCAGTAATAGGATGTTTACCAGCATGTTTTAATTTTCCACTAATACAAGACGAAATACTTCCCGGATTAATGCCATATTTATCATATGCCTCTTTTGCTCCCCAGAATGATTCATCTAATTCTGGAGAATAAATAGGCGTGGCTCTTGGATTCTTTTTTCCAGATACGCCTTGGCTATATCTCAGCAAGGATTCCGCGCTCAAATTTTCACGAGAATGAGCTCGACTTAATTTTTCATGCATAAATGTATCCCAGTCAAAATTTGTATAATAATCTATTTGATCTTGATCCATACAACTATATTCGTCAAAATACATAAAATTGTAATATTTACGACACCAATCTATCATTGTAATATCAACAACATTATTATCTTGTGCCGCCGCCCTTACAGAATCATATATTTTCCCAGACAACAAATGTATAACTCTTTTATTAGTGGTCGCATTTCCTTCTCCGCCACTTGTTAAGTTATATCCATTCTCATGGGATAACGTATGATATTCTGCAATATAATGACGCTCTTTATCACAAATATCTAATGGATCACATAATTCTACAATACTAAAATCAAAAGACTCTTCACCATACAAATTCCAAGCGGACTGCAAATACACATTAACATGTTTATTATTACGTAAATCACTTTTATGCTCATTCCATCTTCTACGAATGTCTCTAGACAAACCTATATATTTTTTATTGTTAAAGGTATTTTCTATACAATAAATTCCGCATAAATACTTGTCCATTAAATCAAACCTTACATAAATATTACTTTTAGAAAAATGATATTTGGGACGCTACTCCCATGTCGGCTTAAAGCCCTTTAGTTTTCACTAAAGATCAGACTATATCTTTGCCCATATCTATGGACATGCACCACTTCGAACGCCAATCGCTTGCGTCCTACTTCCATTCGGAATAGTCGTTGAACTTTCCCCACATATATTATATCACATTAATTTTGTACTGTCAATATATGGGAGCTTAGCTGCTGATTGCCCATTGTATACACACTTAGGATTTAACCATATGCAATCTGTATTCGTTTTTTATACTTTCGTAGCATTCACGCTCAACTTTACAGTTCACGTTGTAGCCAATACAGCTTTAGGGTTTTCCAGCAATTCAATGCATTACTTATTCAAACAGCTTGCGCTGCAAGGGACCTAGATTTAAGTCCGAACCACTCAGTGGTAACAGCAAAGTGTCTGCCAGCGCCTAGTCTCTGACGAATCATGTTGTGGTGATTACCAGAGATCTTAGAAACACTTAGAATAGAATCATCACCAACATAGAAGTCATTGGCATCACCTAGAGCTAGGTTCTTGGTGTCAACATACTCCATGAAGAATGGATTGGACATCCAACCAGTGATGATCATTTCCTCAACGGTCTCCTCGATGATGGTGAAAACCAGCTGCTGATTAGCACGAATAGCACGTCTCACCTGTGGGGCACGATCATTCGCCTCAATACCAAGGGCGGCTCTGAACTTCTCAACGATCTTGTCGTTGGCTTCCTTCGCGGTATACTCCTGAACGCTCTTCTTGGCAGCATCCACTAGCAGTCTCTGGAAGTTAGAATACTGCACTGCATCATTATCAAAAGCATTTCTTGCAATGTGATTAAAATTCATAAAATTAGCCATAACTTATTTCCTCCTTTCGCAATATTCAATTAGGCCGCAGTATAACCAGCGTCTTCAGACCAGGTTACAGCAGCACCAATAGCGGGAAC